CGTGCGGTAATCCGTGCATAACCCTTGCAGCTTATCTTATAATGCCTTCCGGCTCCGGAAGCAATACCGGTAGTATTCGATACGCGACCGGATTCAAAAATTACCGACGTGATTTCCTTTCCTGTTAGTTCATCTAATCTGTTCCCTATCGTTTTAAAAGTTTCTTCATTTTCGTAGTTATCGGTATATGGTACATAATCAGTAGCATTATTCCCCGACTCGACCATATTCTGTGAGAGCTCAGAAGGTAATCTGAATGTAAATGCGGCATACGATGCGTTATAGGAATCATTGGTCAATGTCATGTCCTTATCATTTGAGCCTGTTCCTGTTACTAGGGATGACAATATAGGATTAAAATCATCATCATACAGGCAGGCATTACATTGGAAGAAGCCGTCTGATGATGATGCGGTCAATGCTTGTCCGTTCTGTATGGGGATAAATAGGCTTACAGCCAATGCAGATGAGGGCGTAATAATGCCATTGCTGTCCACTTTCTTGCCTTCAAGGAGGAAGGACGGGTTGAGCAGATTCTTTCCAATACTCGCTTTTTTTAGCAGACTATCGGATGAAATGATTTTATAATCTAACTCGGAAAGTTCTTCCGTCAGGCTCTTGCGGCTATTCGGATTGACCACCGTATCGGTTGTAGTTGCCGGGTAAATGGTTTGGCCACCTTTGGTCAGCTTATATATTTTTGCCATAATAAATCTCCTATATTTCTAGATTAGTAACTGTTTCTTCTTCCTCTTCCGGTGGCAGAGGAGGTACAAAATCACTCAGCACATCTTCATATTCATTATCCGACAATGGGAACGCCTGAATCGAATTATATGCGGCATAATCGGGATAAGATGTTATTTCCACCGTGCTTTCATCGGTTTTCCCGGTAGTCAGTACGATTCCTGTATCTTCAACGGAAACAAGGTTGCAGATGCCATCCTGAAAGTCGGAATCGGATATAAAGTATTCACGCTTTACCTTCAGCATACCGGGAGAAAAACAGGGGTTGTCAAAAGCGACAAGCAGGTTGCCGTCTTCCATGCGGCTGCAACCGACATACTCATGCCCGTCAAAGGAGGCTATGAACTTTCCCTTGAACGGATTGAAGTAAGTAAACCGGAAAGGAGTATTCACATCCCCGTTCAAGTTCTTCTCTATGATTTTAAAATCGGACTGATAATTGATTCTCATAACTATAATATTGATGTTACATCGTCTATCTCCTCGGCTGTCAGGTAGCTGGATAAGTCAACACTTCCGCCACCTCCTGTCGTGCCAGTGGCACTCCATGTTCCCTTTGTTTTGCATTGATATATAGGACCCGGTATGGTGTCACCCACAACAGCCCAGTCACCTACAATTGGAGATGGTACAGCGGCTTTCAGTGATTCAAGAGTAGGGAACAACCCCTTGTTGCGGATGCCGTTCTGCTTGACTTTTTCCACTTCGGTAGAAGTCTTGCTAAAGTTGTTGTTAAGACGGTCTGCCGCCTCACTCCAAGTTCCCGTTTTGTTAATAGTATTCAGTTCCATATCACTTCACTTTATTTGGGCAATTGGTTTTGATCCCATACAATCTCAGAACCTTTAACCATAATTATGCGTCCTCCCATTATCTGGGTCTGATATATATAACCGTCACTTCCTTTTTGCTCCGCGACCATACTATCCGGGCGGAAATATAATCTATCACTGCTAGAAGGATCGAACATGGAAATACTGGGAATCATCCCTCCAAGCCCGTACTGTAGGGAGATACTGAACAGTTCTTCCTCATTATAATCATACATTCTGATAGACGGTACGGAATACTCATCCTCAGGGGATATTACAATCTTGTAACCATTGGATGATATGACATTGACAGTACCACTAAACTCTCCCTCTCCTTTTATCCAGATATTGCCATCCTCATCAATTTTAAAATTGCCGTTAGGTGACTTTACATTTTTAAAGATTCCGCTTTCCGCATTGACTTCACCTCTGAACTTACCACCTAGAGCATAGATATATCCTCTTAAGAACACATCACCGCCATGAGTGGCAACGAAGTTCGCCATGTTCGCCCATTCCGCATCTGTGGGCTGGTAATTAGGATCATTACGGAACCTCATTACAGTCAGAATTGCCTGTTCAAGTTTTCCTCCTGCCCAAAACGCCACATCATCATCGTCATTGTATATGCCGCTAACTCCGGCTGTGACCTTCTGTAACTTGCCATTCTTGTAATTACCCAGTTGGATCATATTGGCCAATATCAGACCACCAAGAATATCCACAGAACCATCCTTGATCGCACTGGCGATATAATTGATTGACTGGAAACCGGCTGTTGCCTTGTCATTGTCAAGAATTGAAGGCTTCCAGTCAGTAGCGATGGTTCCACGCTCTAGCTGAAGGTCACAAACGGTTGCGGTACCACTGATAAGAAATATACCACTGCCATTGAAGGTGATCTTATGGGTATATCTCTGATAAGAGGATGTGAGAGGTTGAGAAACACTGAAAGAACCGCACGAAACAGACACAGACGTACCCTTTGCTTTATAACTGATAACATAACTTTCTCCTTTAATCAATGATACGGACTGGGACAAACTACCGATTGCGGCAGAGTACCCGGAGCCGGCATCACTGTCCGCAGATACGGTAGCCACTCCCGTCCAATATTCCAATTGCTTGCTAAAAAGTTCGGTATCCGCCGATAGCTCGGTAGCGGCAGACAGGTCCTCTGTTTCATAATCTCCCGTAAATCCAGAATTGCGCAACAGATTGACACTACCAACGGCGGCATTGTCTATCGCATCCTTGGCCTCTTGGGCAAGATCTGCGGCCGCCTGTATCTCATCCGGCAAGCCTTCCATATTCTTCCATCCGGTGGAGCCTTTTTCGATGTGGAACATACCCTTGATATCAACACCTTTATCCTGAGTGTATTCCATGTAAGTGGTCCGGTCCTTGTCGCCAATATACGTATCTCCGTACACCTTCATCCGGGCCTTGCCGGTAGACCTGTCAAAATCAAAAGAAATGACATCTTTCCCGGTCAAGGTAAAATCATTAATACCCTGATACATGATGATAGACGGAGAAACTTCGTTCACCGAAGAGAGAATTATCGCCGCCTGTCTGGTGATATCAGTCTTATGGCCCAATCCCACGATATCATCACCTGCCACCGGAACATCGTTCTCGACATTAGGATCACACACGGTCTTGGACAGGTCTATATAATTCTCACCTACTGCTGTGACCAACCGCCAGTAATAGCGGTTGCCGACATGATGCGAAATGCCTGTCTTGATATTGCACTCTTGTGCGATGGCGAGAGATCCCGGAGTAAACTGGTTCTCTATCTCAATTCCGTCTTCCTCTTCCTTGAAATAACAACGGTAGACATCATCCAGTTCCTCCACACGGTTGCATTTCATGCCTGCATGGGAAATCACCTGCTCACCACCTACATACGTCTTCTTCTTTACTTCAAGCTCGTCAAAAACGGCTTTGACCTTGACATACAGATAATCAACAACAGCCTGTGACATACCGTTCTCAAGTACAGTAATTCCACTACCGTTCTTACCTATCAAAAGACCTTTTAAAAAAGTGATCAGCTCATTGGCTGTGTCGGCGATATCTTTGCGGAGGAACATTGCTAATGAGCGTAAAGCAGAGAACACATTACTATTGCTAGGAGCAGTCGAATCATTTGTACGGATTATATAAACCCCTTTTCTACCTCCACTAGTGTACGTCTGACCTTTATAAGTAAGATTGTCAACTTTATTTTCAAGCTCCCCAATTCGGGAATATGCTGTGCTTTCACCGATTGTATATACAGGAGCATCGTAAGGTAAATCAAGCTTTATTTCAAGACCTATAACTCTAGATATCCGACTAGTCTCAAAAAAAGATTTATTGACAAGCTCTATTCTTTGGCCAATGTCAAATGTCCGGCTGATCATGTTTTCTTTTACCCATGATGATGCAAGGGTAGTATTGTATGTACCATCATCGACCATCATCTTTTTTACACAATCCACCGTTTTGTCTCTTAATTCTTGCTCGGCATTTGATACGAGGCCAAGGTCCGTTATTTTCGTACTATCCCAGCCGTAAAGAATGAATTTATCTCCTGTAGTAGGTTTTAATGTTTCATCGGGCAATGTCCTTCCATAATTATCATTGGCAACAATTTCATAGACATCACTTTCAAGTGTTACGCTTCCTAAACTTGTGCCAGCCTTATGAAATGTTACACCGAAATCCATACCATTAAGTAAACCAGACTGGAATACCAACCTAAGTTCTTCTCCATCAATAATATAACTTTCATCAAAGACAAGCCCACTAGTATCGGTTACATAATAAAATGTCTGGGTTACTGTTTCTTGTGTTTCTTCATCTTCTATCGTAGACGTATAACTGCCAACCGTACCAACAACACATTCAGTACGTGGATAGACTTCATCAAGGAATATAATATCTTCAATAGCTTCCTCCTGCGGCATTTCCGTACCTATATCATAACCTTCTTCACCAATATATACCCTTTTACCATCCTTATACCGATAAGCATCAATATACGGTGTTCCTTCTGGTAACATCAACCGCTTTTGAACAATACCATTTACCACTACTGTTTCATCAACAGGCCGATAGTTGGAAGGAATGTTTCTTGTTGATCCAAAAGCATACACACGTGTAGCATAGGTTCCCTGGCTTTCACTGCGCGGCATTTCTTGGGCTTCCACACCCAGCTCTATCCTAACAGCATCTCCATTCTCACAACGTCCAAATCGGATAATATTATCTTCTACCCACCACTCACAATTCCACGTTTCTGCCATGTTAGTAAGAGCATCCAGCAGATTGGTATTCTCATAAGACATCAACTTAGCTGAATTCTCTACTGACGAATCTATAGAAAAATCGAAATCATTCCCCCTGTATTTGTAACCAAGAGCTTGTAAGTTTCGGAGGAACACACCTAATTGCATATCCAATGAGGCAGTAAGGTTCCAAGACGCTTCCTGGCCTGCCACCTCCGGCATGTACTTGAATTTCTTATTTTTCCATTTCCAATAGTAAGCATCAAGACGCAACTCGTAATTATAGCCGCCCGTAGACTGGTCATAAGTAGGTGTCGGCAAATCTACAACTTCATATATCTTTGCGAATTTACCACCTAGGGATTCATCTAATATCCCCGACAAGTCCACATAATCACCCATCTTAAAATTAATAGGAGTTAGGACGTTAAAAGGAAGAGTAATGTAATCCTCCTTACCCAATGAATAACGACCTATCGAACCAACGTTGAAGTCTGTGGAGAAACGAATATCTCCTGATATGTTTTTAATGTCTATTAGTCCCATACGAGTATTGTATAGCTTCATACAATGTTATGTAGCAAATATACAAATAAATCACATGATAGCAATTATATTCAAAGAAAAAATCATGTTGTCCTATCCGCAGGATTAGGTTCCACTAATTTCAAGGAAAAACTAGCGATTCCCCTCATAAACTGTGTAAATTGGTTACATGACAAATAAATAGTCTTATACACAACATTTGGCTGATATTTGCTTCTGATATGTAATACCCCAGTGGCGAGTTCTTCACAAAAAGAATTATATCTAACAAAAAACTGATCTTCGCTTTTAGCCGTAAGATTAAATGTAAGTGTAATATTCCTTTCGTCAATCTTGGAATCTGAAGTTATAACTCGCTTGCCGTTTTCCAGACGTGACTTGTTTTCTATAAACTCTTTCATCGGCGGTGGTGTCATTAACGCCGATAAAGAAGAGGTATCCATACTTATTCCCCATGTGGTATAAGCATCCTTATCATTTATATAAAATTCTCCTTCCATGTTACATATTTTTAGTATTATCTACTATCTTATCTAATTTCGATCCTAATTCAAGGATAGGCTTTGTGTATTTTACGATATCTTCCAAATAACCGTTAGTAATCACATGCTGATTCAAGATGTTACCCAACGTAGCATTGCCCTCCGTTGAAATAGAAACCAAAGATCCTATGCCGACAACAACATTTATCATCTGGCTCTTTATTTCCTCATTTGAAACCTGCAAGGCAGTAAAACGTCCATTCAATTCCTCTCCGGTATCTTGAGACATGGTTTGGAAACCTTTGCTGCTTGCAGACTGGGAAACTGCTTCCTGTGAAATCTTGTCATATCCGGTTGCGGCAGCAAGCTCATCACGCAGTTTCATGGCTTCATCCACATACTTCATATATTCATCTTGCAAGGCTTTCCTTTCCTCTTCGGTCAGCTCGTTATCCTCCATGCTGGCACCAAACTTTTTCCACCATTCCTCCAACTTTTCACTGTATAACTCACCAATCTTATTGGAAAGCATGGCACGCATAAAGTATTCTGATATATCTTCCGATGCTGCCTTCGCATCGTATTTCATATCCATAAGATTGTCTACAAAACTATCATACATAGAATCAAATGACATTCCAGTCAGACCCTCGTAAAGTTCATTCGTCAGTTCTTCCAACGTACCAGCTTGATCAATATAGTCATTCAACTTATCAGTCAGACGATCACCGTATCCACCTTTGCCGGTATTCTGAATGGTTTCCCACATATCTACTGTCTCACGGAGCATTTTCATTTCTTCTGGGGTAAGATTCCAGATATCACCATTCCAATCACGACCAATCTTTCCACTCAGACGGTCTATCTGTTCCTGAGAAAAACCGCCCCAATAATAATTCCAACTATGATGAGAACCAGAATAACGTGCTTGTTCCTGCGCTATACGCTTATAATTATCAATAGTTTCTTTTTGATACTTATAAGCATCCCGGTATGCGGCAACAGACTGCGTTCCCTTGCTTGCCTTCATTTCGTCAGTCAAGTCTTCAATGGCAGTTTGTAACGTTTCGTTACGGTCTGTCAATCTGTTGATAGCTTCCTCGACCTCTTTTTTATTACCGCCAATACCAAACAAAGAATTAAAACCACCGAAAGAAATCGCATTAAGGATATTACCTATTCCATTTTTCAATGAATTCCCAATTGTAACAAACAAGTCTCCAGACAAAACATCACTGATAATCCCACTGACCGCATTTAGAACAGCATCAAGCAGACCACCGACAAAATCACTCAATCCGTCTTTGAGTACGTCAATAATAGACAAAATCCATCCGACAATGGGAACTTCTTGAAGCGATTCCGATGTCTTACCTATGACGTCCTTGAATCCGTTCACGGTTTTGATAATTCCACTATATGCGTTATACAACCCTCCGGATGAAATCTGCTGCAAGCCTCCCAACAAATTTTCCATACTTGCTTTCAGTCTGGTGGCGGTATCAGTCACATTACGCTGGGCCTGATTGGCGATATCCGTCTGTGTCTTTACATTGGCGGATGCAATGTCAGCATTCTGTCGTGCTATATCAAGGGCATTCGCTGTAACCTGCTTTTCTTCTTCTGTTCCACTCTTCTGTGCTTTGGCGTAATCATCCTGTGATTTCTTTAGTTTTTCCAAAGCGGCTGTTTCAATCTCTATGGCATTGATACGGTTTTGTTCGGCTGTATGATAGGCTTTTACATCCTCTCCAAGTTTCTTGAAGTTGACTCCACTTGTACCACCCAAAGACTTTTCCATCTGGCTGATGGCGTCAATCAATGATTTCTGGCTTGCCTGATCGGAGTTCTTGAACTTGTCAGTCCGTACATATTTTTTTGCTTCGTCCAAGGCAGGCTTTACCATGTCGGAAAACATGGAACCAAACTCACCAAACACAGTAACCCAATCTATATTGGCTTTTATGGCTTCCGTTTCCTTGTTCTGTATGGCAACATCACGTTGTTTCTCCAGCAACTTTACTTGTGCACTATTAGCACCGCTGTCTTCCTGCGCTTTCCTTATTTTTTCCGAATACTCTTGGGCGATAGCCAATTTCTGTTGCTGAAACGTGCCATATTCTTTCAAGTAATCGTTCAAAGCCTGTTGTTCGGCTTTAAGTTGCTCCTTGGTTACATTAGTAATATATTTATCCCTCATGCTTTCGGCATTGGCATAAGCTTCCGAGATTTCCCGTGCCTGCTTGTCGGTCAACTTGCCATTACCGGCTTTGCTCCATTCTTCCTCCTGTTTTCTTATCGCATCAAGCTGTTTTTGATAATCAAAGTCAATCTGTTCCAACTTCTTTTCCGTGCCTTCTTTCATCAGGTTGATTTCATCCTGTTGGTTCTGACGGCGAAGTGAAAGAAGTTGTTCGTCCAGCTTTTCCTGATTTTCCTTTTGCTTTTTTGCTAGATTTTCCTGTCTGGTCAGTGCGCTTCCAGTTACTCCGCCCAGATCCTTGTATGCCTTTTCGGATGCCTCCATCTTATCTTTGGCTTCTTTCACCTGTTTCGATGTAGCCGTCTGATCTTTGATTAATGACTCATACCCTTTTTTCGCTTTTTCCCATTCGGCTTTAGCATTTGCCAAATCTTCCTGATATGTAGTTTCTTTTGTTTCCTGTCTGTTCTCAACTTCCAATTGGGCATTGATTTCCGACAAGACATCCTTTCTTGCATTTGCCAATTCATTTTTCAGGTCTTCGATACGCTGTGCCTGAACCTTCATTTCGGAACGGTTGTTCTCCTTCTTAGCTAAATTATAAGCCCATTCCGCACTTTTTATCTGTTGTTCCAAGGACTCGACTATAGCCTGTTTTGACTGTGTTCTGGATTTTACAACTTCTTCATTATATGCCTTCCAAAAACCAATCAAATCCTGTATATGACCTTTCTCATCAACATATTTCCTAAAGAGTGCTGGGTATAGTTCCTCAATATCTTTTAAAGCTTTGAGTTTAGTTACATCGGCTTCCACCTCGCTATTAATGGTGCTAACAAGACCTTCCAAAGTACGTTTCCGATCTTCCTCGTCCGTGTTGAGTTTTTCTATTTTCTTGTTATATGAATCTAAAGCACGTTCTGCTGACGTTGTATTATCGGATAACGACCACATTGCAGCTCCAAGCCCTACAACAGCAGTTGCCAATAACACATACGGATTAGTAAACATAACAGCGTTCAAAGCTTTTTGTGCCGTTGTTTGCAAAACCAGCCATCCGTAGTGGGCACGTTCGGCAATAGTTAGAGCGGCAATACCTGAAGCTTGTAAAGCTTGCAAAGCCGTGACTGTCATCACAGCCACTTTATATACGCCATAAGTTGCTACAAGACCAACAAGAACTTTTCCCACTTTCTCATAATTCTCAACCAAATAAGAAACACCGGACAGAGCTTCGTTTATAATTCCTTCATTGGCTTTCCCTATCTCATTGAACATGGTGGAAACAGCATCCTCTATATTAGAAATTTGCCCAGTGATTGTCTTGGACTGTTCTTGCATAAGGTTGTAGAACATTCCTCCCTCATTTGTAAGGTTTTGGATGACTTTCTGGACTTCCGGGAATCCCACTTTCCCTGCTTCAACTAAACTTTTTACTTCTCCTTCTGCTACTCCGAATACTTTTGCCAATTCGCGAATCATAGGAATACCACGACCTGTAAACTGATTTAAATCTGCGGTATATAACCGTCCTTGCGTCATGGTAGTACCATACAAATACACAATATCACCAAGTGGCTGAGAAAGGCCGGCGGCTATGTTTCCAAGACGTATCAAGTCGTCATTTACGTTTTCAACATTTTCTCCATAAGCAAGAAGTTGTTTAGCTCCATTTGCTACGCCTTGAAGGTCAAAAGGAGTGGTAGCAGCCGTTTTTACCAATTGCTGCATGAGGGCATTAGCCTTATCCTCACTGCCAAGCATTGTCTTAAATGCAACTTCCAATTGTTGGAATTCTCCTCGGACTTGTGCAATATTTGAAATTAATTCTTTTGCAGTAAAACCAGCTCCGAATGCTGCGGCAGCTCTAGTCATACGGTTAAACAGTTCTTCAATACCTAAACCGCTTTGCTCTATTTGCTTGGACGTGTTTTTTACACCATTCTCTACTTCACGAAGTCTACGTAAGAAATTAGAATTATCACCTGTAATGTCAAAATGTATTCCAGCCATAGGTCTTTTCGATAGAAATAGTTCCGTGCAACATCACACGGCATTGCAAATATAACAATAAATGACATAGTTAGAGTCACAAAACACACAAAATATATTCAACGGTTTATTTTCCCATCTTTAATTTTGTTTATATTATTATATAAATATATATTTGTAAAATATTACAACGTAAAAAGCAGAGCAATGGATTTTAAGGATCAAGTTGTACGGCTATCTGATAATATAAAAAAACAAAAAGACAAGATAGCTACAGAAGAAGCTACAAAAAACGCATTTATAATGCCAATGATTGCAGCCTTAGGATACGATGTTTTTAACCCTTTTGAGGTCGTGCCTGAAATGGATTGTGACTTAATAAAGAAAAAAGGAGAAAAAATCGATTATGCCATAATGAAGGATGAAAATCCTATACTTCTTATAGAATGCAAACACTGCAAGCAAGACCTAAACCTGCATGACACCCAACTACAAAAATATTTTGTAGCGTCAAAAGCCCGTTTTGGCGTGCTTACCAATGGGATAGAATATAGATTTTACACCGACTTGGAGAAAATCAATATTATGGATGAGAAACCTTTTCTTATCGTGAACATGCTTGACTTATCAGATGCGGATATAGAGCAACTAAAGAAATTCCATAAGTCATATTACAATGAAGAGGATGTTCTAAGTACGGCAAACGAATTGAAATACACGACAGAAATAAAATCAATATTGAATAACGAATTTGCATCACCTACAGCAGAATTTGTTCGATTCTTCGCACGTCAAGCCTATACTTCAGGTCAAATCACATCGAAGGTGATAGATATGTTTACACCACTCGTAAAGAAATCCATCACATCTGTTATTAATGATATTATTTCAGATAGACTAAATACAGCTATAAAAAACAGCGAGCAAACATCTGACTCACTCCAAACGATAGACAATACATCCATAAATACTTCCACAGAAGATACAGAAGAGAAACTCCCGGACGGAGTTGTATACATGGATAAAGAATCCGGTGTCGTAACAACACAAGAGGAATTAGATGCCTACAACATCGTAAGAAGCATTTTAAGAAAAAGCGTGGATGTGTCACGCATAACCTATAAAGACTATAAAAGTTACTTCGTTGTAAATATCGATAACAGCCAATGGTTCTGGATATGCCGTGTTTCTATCGGAGCAAGAAAAAAGCAAATAGGAATACCGGCAGACCAATATAAGAGTTGTGAATGGATTCAGATTGACAACATGGATGATATATTCAAATATGCAGACAGACTTGAAGAAGCACTTAAAATGGCAATAAAAAGTTGTGAACATTAAAATTAACATTAGTATTTACATTATGAAGAAGAAAGTTTTATTTTTACTGACCGTATTTCTTTATTCAATAACAGCTTTTGCTCAAGAAAAAAAAGAAGTTATCATTAAAGCTGGTACAATTGTTCCTTTGGAATCCATAAGTAATGTCAGAGCCTCCAAAGCACATGAGGGGCAGAATATTGATTTTAAAGTTTCCAGAGATGTTATCATAGACAAGGTTGTAGCCATACCGGCCGGAACTATAGCCAAGGGGGTAGTGTATGAGGCGAAAAGATCTGCATGGTTTGGAACCAAGGGAAGATTAGGAATCAGGATGCGCTATTTAACTTTGCCATCTGGTGATAATGTGAACTTCTCATCATCTGAAGTATATATAACAGGAAAAAACAGGACTCCTTTATCTGTTGTAATATTCTGCTGCACCTGTATCCCTCTGCCTTGTGGTTCCAAGGCTGAGATGAAAATCGGTTATGAGTTTGATGCATCAGTAGCAAACAATACCGTGGTAATAGTAGAATAGTCATTTTCTGATTATCCTATTTCACCGATAAATCGCGAGAGTTTTTGTATAACCCTCGTGATTTTTTTGCCTTTTATTTATCGCACTGTTCTATTTGTCGTATTTAATCCCATTTCATGGCTTTGATTTTTGCCATATTTGCAGGGTCATCGGCATTGATGATATCACGGTCTTGAGGTATGTGAACTCGCTTACGTTCCTCGTCAGACAAATATATGGACGTTACGGAATCGGCAAGGAGCAATTGTAAATTGGCATAGCTAATACCCCAAACAACATATTCAAAAGTCCATCCGTACCGTTGACAAGCTGTATCTATCAATGTGCCATATATGCTTTTGCCGCCAAATGTAAGAGAATTATTATCCTTCTTGGCTCTCATGGCTTTTGCTTGCCATTCTTTTTCCTTATCTATTCCAAGGTGTTTTATATATGCTGATATGTCTCCTTCTGACAATACCATAACCAATAGTTGTGCCATACTGTCATTATCTATTTCTTTATAGAAGAAATTACATCTTTCTTGTACAAAATCATAATCAAACAATTCTTCTTTCTTATTGATGGTATGATAGGACAAAATACGGCACACGCTTTCTTTTTTTTCCTGGCACAGTCTCAACGCTTCCATATACGGATTAGCCTTGATAATTTCCAGATTTATGCCAAGACACTCCACAAGCCTTGATATTAGGTATGTTTTTCCAAGAGTAACCGGATATAGATAAAACTGACGTTGATTTACTTTAAAACCATGTGGACGTTCAATTATAGTATCCGCAATGTCCATGTCTATAAGTTTCCCATCTTCTAACATAACGGTTCTTGTTTTTTTAATTAATGCCGGATATCTTCACAGACAACCGGCATGAAAAGACATATGAATAACAAACCAAATTTTCAAAATCGAACGGAAACACAGATTCGAACTGTAACCTAATGCCTGGTAGACATACGTGCATCCATTACACCATTTCCGCAATACACGTGGGTATAAAGCCCCCACGGCAGGCTATCATCCTGAAAAACTATCCACCTACACTAGGATTAGGAGCAACTTCAAATTTATCTCCATCTCCAGATTCATCTTCTGGGTCACATTCAACCTTAGTCGGCTTACCAGAAGTAGGCGTTGTTATAATCTTACCCCATTGAATCTGTTTTTTGTCCGAACCCGGCTTCAAAGCATCAAAGGTATACGCCCAAATACCACCATCTGCCGCTGTAAATGAATCCTCAACAGAAACGGTAGTTTTTTCCATACAGAATCCCTGAACATCAGGATCTTCAGGCTGTAAAGCAACAGCATAATTATGTGCTACCACTCCATCACTATCACTTATAGGACGCTTACGCCCTTTTGCAGCACGAATATTGAAAGTAAGAGCATAGGTGTTTTTTCCATACTTTACATCCTCGTTCTCTCCTCCTTCAATCTTTGCTTCTTTCTTGTCACCTTTTGTCGTTGTCAACTGTGTGGAATCCTCTACCGGAGTAGGCAATTCTTCCCATGCAGGTGATACTGCATCAAGGTCTTTAATAAAAATACGGGGCTTACCCCATCCGATTACTGCCATAGTTCTATATTGCTTAATATAGTTAATACTTATTCGTTATTTATCTCAATATACAGCTTGTTGTTGATGAAATGTTCCGTGTGTCCATCCTCAAAAGAAACACCGGTAGACATGACTTTTTGACTACATTCTTTAGGAACTGTATGAAACTCTTCTTTACGTATATAAAAGAGAAACTTACACAAGTCACACAATTCCCCTATACGGAGTGTATGCTTTTCCCATGCTTTTGTTCTAGAATTCCATTGGTCCCTAACATAAACATTGACATTCACATAAGCTCGCTGGATCTGACCGCATCCCTCATTGGCAAGTACAGATATGACAATATCCTCCTTGTCCGATTTATCTGGTCTACCCCTATCACTCAATTTCCCGGTTACACTTCTTTCAAGGATTGATCCTTTAATCTTGTGATATACAAATTTTGATATTTCAATGTCCGATTTCATCATTTAGCAATCTGTATCTTTAATTTTTCAAGCATCTTGGGTACTTGGTCTATTGCCCATAGCTCCGTTGACGCAAGCACATCCTTGTTATCCATCGCTTCCACATATTCAGCATAATTCATTCCGGCAACAATAACAAGAGCATAGTCATTGGAATATCTTCTAGCCAGTTCTTCTGCTAAGTCTTTGCCGACTTTTACACCTTGTGAACCCTGCTTCACCTGATTAAAGTCCGAGTATTGGATAATACTGCCATTATGGGCTATTACATAGCCAACTGAGCTACGCAAATTACCAGACTGATCATACCAACTTTTATCACCACCTCTATCACGTACCATGATAACACATTGTTCTCCAAGATACGACAAAGCGCGTATTGTTAGCCTTTCAACCCGTTGTGCCTCCCTCATAAGTGTATTATGAATTTCATCAAGTTTGGTAGCCATTCTTATACCCATATCCTAAACCCAAATTTTGCACTGAAGCTGGTAACGATGAAAACCTTTCACTTCAAATTCTCTTTCTATTCCTCCGAGCAGACTTATCTTGACTCTATCTCCTATTGTAAAAGCACGGCAGTTTGCTGGTATATTACAAACCTCATAAGAGTATTTACGTATTATGCCATCTTCAAATTCCCTTTCATCCGATTCACCGGCAGGAACAGCATCACAGGGAATTTCACCTTCCCAATGTTCTTCACCCGAATGGTAATCTCCGTTTTCATCCTCGTATCCTGAAGCAGATACAAGGTATTGCAAACGATGTGGATTTCTACTCAAAACAGCCATACTACAACAAACAGTCACCTACATACACCGTTGGTTTTGCCTCCAGTTCTACTAAAGGTTCACCAATAGTCTTGTAAATGGAGTTAACACGTAAAAGTATCCGTTCTTTATCTTTATCAGATAAAGCCCCGAAGGACTTGTCTGCTTCAGAGAAATTGATAGCCTGGACCAAAGACCAAAGACAATCAGCTAAAGCTCCCTGGTATTCGTTAGAATGATCTATATCATAACCAAAATCATCATCACCATTGAGATTACGTTTAATCATCACATTCTCTACAAAACCGATAGAAATCGGATAGTGTATTTCGTCTACGAGAGCTTGCTGTATTGTCTTCATGGCTTATTCTGATTTATGAGATTCAACTGCGGATTTCAATTTCGCTTCGTCAAAGTCATTCAGCCTGTTCACGGCGGCAATCAGCTTGTCATCTGCAATAGTTGAAGCTAGATTTTTGCCTGTTATTTTATTGAATTCCTTGACAAACTCCGACTTCTTGTAAGTATTTCCCCAAATAGTGATTTTCACATCCGCACTGTCAAAAGTTTCAGCTGAGGTATCTACCGCCTGAGCTTCCGAAATATCAAGAGAGTAGATTTGGTCTACATTCTCAATGACAGGAAGCACAAGAGCTTGCCCACTTGTGGTTTCAGTAAACGGTTCCGTTGTTCTGTAACGGCTGATGAGTTTGTACTCATCAACGGTTGAATAAACAACACCCTCTACCGGATTTGTCTTTTCCGCAAGCGTTCCCCACACTAAAGCACCGACTTCTTCTGTGGTAAGAAAAATCAACTTTTTCGGGTTCCATGGCTTATACGGTTTCCTTTTGCCGTTTTTCTCTGAGATGATTGAACGGTCAATTTTCAGGAAACCAACCCCGTTGTTATCATCCGCAAATGCTTCGTCAAACAAAGATGCTGTCGGAACAGGGAGCTTTGTATTGCTGTCAAAAGTCTGGCCGCGATAATTTGCAACCAATTCTTTTGCTCCTTGTGTTTGACGCAACTTGTTATAGGTTGACAACGCAATGGCAATAGTAACGATTGTGTCACCGTTATTGTCAGCATAAGCCAATACACGCTTGATGTCATCAAGCGTAAGCTCATTCTGCGTCTCAACACCAAAACAGTTTTCAGGCAGATAGCCGAATTTGATACGCAAAGCCGTACCGGTATTGTTTTCATCCTCCACGGCCACAATACCATCAGACAATCCGGTAAGGAAGTTCGCTTCATTCTGTTCATCAATACCGACAGAACAAGCTATCGGATCAGATGTAAGTTTGTTAGCGATATTAGTCCATTCCGCACCTTGCGCTTTCATTATGTTAACGGCATTAATATCCGATTCAAACATGATTTTTTTCATACCGATTTTCGGCAGAGAACCATTGGCGTGAGCAATGGCATCGCGGCTTTTAATCGGAAGTGGCGAGTTCATCGACACCATGTCGGCTGCTACATAAGTAGTGTTTACCGCAGCGTTAGACCATTTCTGGTCTGCCGAATAAACCTTTCTCAACATAGATTTATGCAAATAGGTGCGTTTGTTGTCACCGTTCCGCTTGCCGTTCACTGTATCTACTACATTCTGGAGTCTCGGAAAGATTTTTCTGATGTACTCCACAAATTGTGATTGTACCATTTTTTACCTCCTCTTTTAATCGTGCATGAATACTAATCCAGGCAACTCCGTCTTCATTGCAGTTTTGATATTATCCACTGAATACGGACTTGCTTTATCATTCACTTCACCATCGTACATGATTGCTGCTAAAGGAGCATCCTTTGTAACGCTTCTTACCAATACACCTACATAATGATGGCTACCGGGCAATGTATCATATTGATCATAATTCGATGCTTTTAGCGGCATAGGCTTGAATAGTGTTTCGTCATCATCTGATGCGATAATAACATGACCAGCTTTAATTACATCATATGGATAACCACTGACATCAAGCGTGCGACCACCAATGATACCAGCACCGTATCGTCTGATTACAACCGAATCAAGACCAGAAGTAATCACCTGCAATTCACTTGCTAAATTTGCTGTTGCACCCATTTTTAATACTTAGTTTTTTGTTAATGTTTAGAATGTGTCAGCCAACGCTTTGATTTCAGCGTCACTAATCACTTCATCTTGTTTTCCCGAACTTTTACCACTTGCGGCAGGCGGATTAGCCAATGTAGACAAACCTGCATCTGCACATTCTTGGTTGTAATTCTTCAGGTCTTCCTCAACTTCCGAATAAAACTCGTCAAACTCCTCTTCGGTTTCAAATTTCATGCGGTCGAAACTTTTCAGGATGCGACTGCCGAACGAACCCGAATCTTTGAGCAACTCGTTGAGCTTGGATTTTCTTGATGTAGTGACTTTTTCACCTTTCAATACCGAAATTTCATTGGTAAGTGTATCAACCTTGTCAAGCAATCCCTTTGCCCATGCTGGAGCATCATCATTACTTTTATTCTGCTGAGGATCATTTTTGTTTGAACCCGTCTGACGATTGTTTGAAGTGTTCGATGATGTATCATCGCCGTCATCGGTTTCGTCATCGCCATTCTTTTTGCGGTTTTCTTCGATTACTCGATTTGCAAAAGACTGGCTGACTTGCAGGTAGGGGAGAACCGCATCAATAGCTGCTTCAATTTCTGCGTTTACGTCCTCATCGGAGGCATCATCTGTGGAGGTTAGGTTATCGGCAATTCTAGCAGCGATACCCATCACCTCTTTTTTATTGAACCCGAACGCCTTCACTTTCGGTTTCAATTTCAACAAAACCTGTTGTTTTCTATCCATTGTACAATGTTTTAATTAATAAAAACGGCCTGCAAAACATTACATGCAAGCAGACCGTCAACCTTCTTAATCATACATTAAGAGCAATGAATGTATTCACGACAAGTTCGGTTGCATGTAACTTCACATGCTTTATGCAAATATACGAAAAGTGATTCTTTTTACTTCACTTTAATTGTTAAACTATTATAATAATACACATAGTACGAAAATAATCTTGTACTCCGTGTTATGAAACTGAATGTATCTGTATATAAGCAGTTATTATTTAAGATATGACGGGTTATCCTTTAAAAAATATGGCAAAGTTCCATTTCTCTTTGCATCTGCTATGCGTTGGGAATTTGTGCCAATCCACTGTTTAAATGCATTCGGTACATCCTTGACTTCATTCACACTTTCAGTCGTAGATTCACTTCTACCATCCCATTCCCAAAACTCTTCTTCTGTTTTAAGGATAGGTATTTTATAGCATAAATCATTCGGATGCCAGCCAGTCCAAACGAAATCTTTAGGATATTTACCTGCTAACCTATCGCATATATCCCCATGTGGCATACGGTGATGATGTGAAGAGCTTAGCTTTATTTCGTACCCCACAACGAAATCCATTTGTTTCCAACGCTCATTTTCAGCAGTCCGGTAAGCCATGTTAATTTCAGATCGAGCCAGTCGGATAGAACGGTATTCGCAATCCTTTAAATGTTCTGCACTACCATACTTGTCTTTATAATCTTTTTGCAGTGATGGAAAATCAAGCAGATATTTAGAGATTTGTTTACTCAAAGTAATAGCACTTGTTCCTTTCTGAATAGCGCAAGATATAGCTGCTTCAAGTTCTTGTTTATAAATGGTGGATTGTTGCCAAAGTTTGGCAGAGACATTAAAGCCTTTATCCTTGCGGTTTTGGAACGCTTTCAAAGCATCAGAGTTTACTTGATATAAGACTTTGTATTTTTCCCCATCAACTTGGGCATTATAAGCCCTTAGAACTTTATTTGCCATCAAGTCTTGCACTTCATTACTATTTTTCCATTCTTCACTAATACCTCGATAGATAATCGTATGAATATAATTAACAAATTGAGCCTGTATATCCTCTATCTGTTTTTTAGTCTGTGGGTAATCAGACCATTTAAAAGGATTTTCACTATCAGATGAATAATCAGTGCGTAATACAGCTTTAGCAGCTTCCAAATTCAGAACATCATATATATGCTCCACTAAAGCTACATATTTATTCAGCCTTGTGTTAAGCTCTTGATATTTCTTCTTTTGATTCGGAATCTTAGGTTTTGACATATTGGTTTGTTTTTAATCTATTTATTAGAGTAGGCAGAAAAATCACGGGGGTAAGACAAAAAAGATTGTTCTGTTTTTAAGATTGGCTCATTTCTTATTGAACTTGTCACATACGTCACGGTTAAGAAAGCGGCTGGAAGTGAAAAACGGACAACGGCACATGAAGAACTCACCTTTCAAGTTCTTCTCGTGCCGGTCATAGCTATGCACGCAATCCCGACAATGATACTTAGATTGTGTTATTACTTTTTTTGCCATATACAAATTTGTTCTTTCTTTTATCAACCATCGGATATAAATAATGCTTCACTATAATTTTGCCACAGATAGGACAATCTTGTACTACATATTCTACCGTAATTATCTTTGAATGTCTTTCCATATTTATCCCTCCTCAATTCTATCAGGTGCCGGCATTTCCAGCAGCCTGATAGCCTTAATCGTTTTTCTACCTTCTAAAATAGCTTTGCATAATCTATGGTATCCATCTGCTATTTGTCCTACTTCATCCAGTATAATAGGGTAGTCTAAAGAACAATCACGAACACGTTTGCATTGAAAGATAAAACTATGAAGCTGGCTGCACTCAAACGGTTCAACAGTCAGGTCTATATTCCACAATGGCATATCACGTACAGGGTATTCCTTTGCTTTCGCGAAATTATAAAGTGTCTGGGCTTTCCATACTTTATTTCCTCTAAGGTATTCGCTTTCGGCAAAGGTCATATTATCTATTGGTACTTTCATGTTATTCCGCACTTTCAAATAAACCGTTCATTCTTGATTGTTTTGCTTGTAAATCCATCGCATCTTCTTTATGTATCTGATCCAAAGTTGCCTCCGCATTATTAGAACCAGCTTCTCTAATAGTTTGCAACTGGCTCTTGATTGGCTTGCCACCATTCTGTTTTATAAGTCTATCAGTCATTGCATCCTCGTCCATTTGGATAAACGGAGTAATGACATGCTCAACTTCTACATTGTCAATCTCTTTAACCCATGAAGTATTCATGCTTTTCAAGAAAGCCTTGATTACACTGCATTCACGCTCAAACGATTCTATCCAATCACCACTTTCATCACCTACTTTCAGATGGGCATCAGTCAGCAAGGTCTGTCTAGCATCAAACCCGATATTTCCTAATGCTTTCATGTTCTCGAATGATATATCCGGAATTTGTGATTGTGACCAGAATAGACTAATCAGGGTACTTACATGGTACTTTAGTGCTTCGATAGCCTGAGACCATGAAACATAAGACACATCACCTCCATTTTCAACACGGAATATCCTACGGCTTTCCCCCTTATCTTCTTTTCCTTGTGTAGCCCCTGCAATTTTAAGGATAGGAGCACTGTTGTAGGCGATAACATCACTATTACGAGAAAGGGTATATTCTATCTCATTACGCAAATAAGACAAACCATGATAAATAGGAACTGGGCGATGAACATAAACACCGGGGATCTTCAATATAGCTATTGGTTCCGCTTTGATTTGTTCCCACCCAGATCCTTGCTGCTTCCACTTGTAATGGATCTTAGAAGTATATGTTTCAAAAAAAGCAATTTCTTCGTCCTTGACTTTCTTCTTGTATTCAAAAGACATAGCAACCATATCTCCCAACTCGTCAAACAACGGATACAGCCCGACGCCCTCCATCGGGGAATAGGTCTTGCATTTCAGCTTAAATTTACTTTGAAAACCATATAGAGAATTGGGATTTTCAACCGTATACCAAATGGTAAATACCTCGCATGACGCAAAATAGGCGTTGCCACGTTTAATATTCTCACTGTCTATACGAGCATACTTGTATATATTCTCAATTGCTTTCGCTATTTGTTGGCGAGTTTCATTGTTCTCAATATTATGATAGACACGTTTTACTGGAATGGAAAACATAAACTCTGTCATCCGTTTTGTAAGGAGTTTTTCAAGACCGATATAAATACGGGAAGCTTTTTCTACCATACCATCAGATTTTACCTTATCTTTTCGACCAATGTTATCATTTACTATCGAATGCAATGTTGGTTCATAGTCTTTAATAAGATTATCCCATGAGGGGACATAGACTGACTTTCCTTTTAAGTCGTTGATGATATTATCAACTGGACGGGTACTGTCCAATATAGCTGTTATTTCGTCCATAAATATAGTAAAGTGTCACTTGACACCTTTTTTTATATTGATTATTTAGATAGGAATTTATTCACGAAATATATTTGTCCTTTGCCGGTTACTTTGGTAGTGGTTGTTACCAATACCGAACCATCCGGCTTGGTAATTGATGTTTTCTTCAACTCAAAAAGTCCCAATTTCATAGATTTCTGCGTTGGCTGATTATAATAATCACCTTTTTGGCAAAGATAACCGTTCTCTCGCATCCAACCGAACAAACGGTTCTGACCGATATTCACTCCGTTCTGTTGGAGAATTTTTGCCAATTCAGCAATAAGGCACGAACGTTGAGAGGTACATACAGCATCGGCAAAAAGGACTTTAGGAGCATCTTTTTGGATCTTCTGCTCAGCCTCTATAAGACGCAGTTCTTTTCGTTTCAGTGTTTCTTGTGCCACAATAAGCGCACGTGCCATGATTTCTTCTGGAGTGTCGTCCATTTTGGTAGCGATGTAGCCACCTGTCTTACGGATACATGGCAACACTTCGCTTGTTACCCATTTGCGGAACTTTTTAGCTTCAGGCTTACGACTATCCAATATTGTATCATACAAACCATCCTCATCAACAAAATTTGCATGTTGGATTCCACCGGCTGTTTCAAGGGGATACTTTGAAAGTACATCCTTATCTAATCTTTGCGCTACCTTACTGGGAATCAAATCCAAAATCTGGCATACATCTGCCAAGCAAAAGAAAGGTTCGTTATTTTCACCCATCGCAATTCTTACCTTTCCGAATTGCTCATTCTCAAAAATTTTAATTGTGTTCATAATGTAGTTCCGTACTCCTTCATACGGTGATTAGTTACACATGATACTGCTCCAAAAAGGAACCGGATAGCACAATACGTACTACCCGGTAACGTGAAGGAGCACGTTAGCATCAAATGCTATGATGCAAATATAATAAAAGTGACTGTAAAAATGTCATATTCAACAGAAAAACTTACCTTAAATACAATATTTTATATTATCTGTTTGTATTTGGTACTATTTTTAGTACCTTTGCATAAACGAACGATTATGGGTACAAAGGAAAAACTAATAGAACGTATTTTGTCATGCCCAAAGGATTTTACCTATGATGAAGCAAAACGTTTATTCGGGATTTTTGGATACAAGGAAAGCAACAAAGGTGCTACATCAGGTTCCCGTGTTGAGTTTATAGGACCAGACGAAGAAGCTCCTTTCATTTTACATAAGCCACATCCCGGAAGCATTTTGAAATCATACGTGATAAAAGGAATAATTGAGCATATAAAGAAAAACAATTTGATTGAGAAATATAAACAATCTAAAACAAAGTAGTATGGGACTTTTAAAATACAAAGGATATTCCGGTTCTGTAGAATACAGTCCGGAAGACAATTGTCTGTTTGGCAAAGTGCAAGGGATGAGAAAAGCGTCAATCCTTTATGAAGGTAGGTCTGTTGATGAGGTCCGTAAGGACTTTGAGGAATCTATAGACTTTTATCTTGAAAACTGTAAAGAAAGGAATATACAGCCAGAAAAGCCCTATAGTGGGAAGTTAAATTTGCGTATGTCACCAGACTTACATTCCCGTGTAGCCACTTTCGCTTCCAGCACTGGAACAACAATTAATGAGTTTATCAATAGAGCCATATCTAAAGAACTTGAACACGAAATGGCTTTGTAAAATAGTATACATGCAAAAAATAATACAAGAAATTAAATTTTTTCTTAATTATTTAAGAGAAGATCCATACGAATTTATTGCCATAGTATTAGGTATTTTTTGGCTGTTACTATTACTTGTTGGAAAATAATACCAGAAACAAAGAGAGGGTATGCGATACTCTCTCTTCCAAATCACTTACCATAACTTGTATCAATGACTTTGCAGCCATTTGTTCCGTCTTTCTCTGCACGCCTCTAAGGTAGGTGCACAATAAGAAAACACTCACCGTACAATAGAAATGCGCCGACTTTCACAAGCCAGCGCACATAAGAGCAATGAAAACACAAACAAGGAGTGTTTTCGGTTACAAAGGTACTAAAAAAACACAACTACAAAAAGTCTTTAAGCAACTCTTCATCACTAATAAAGCTATAATCTCTAGGATAAAACGTATTCGCTAATGCATCCATATAGTCAGGAGAACGTTTAATACGTTTTTTGATATCTTCTTTAGGCTCAATGATAATCTTTCCATTACTAAGGAACTTCCACTTGGTTTCGGTAGCCTCCTCCATTAACTGATCGCAGGGTGGGAGAGCGGCACCAAAACCATTTTTAGGATTAAGCCAGTCACGTAAAGCCCAATATAGGTATGCTCTCATATTTGCAAATTCATATTCGCCAGTAATATCGTGTAAGCCATCTGCCCCTTCCGAATATTTGCATGAAAAAGCGTTTGTAAATTTTTCTTCTAACAAACGAGAATAGACACCTGCTCCCTCTCCAATAGTATCAATAAATGCTTTTGCTCCTTTCTTCTTTAGATAGGGAATCATCATACCTACCACATGCATGTGATCCGCACGCCCGGCAGATTGATGAACTTCAAATTGAGAAACGTAGTTACCGTATCGCGGACAAAGCACACTGTTATCGCGTCCCATACCGGCAACGTCAACACCTAACTTACAAGATTTGGCTGGGATAAAACCATTTTCCTGTAACTCCTGCCAATTCCTGTTTGCTATTTCTATCCATTCATAAGGGATGAGAACATCTTCCGACACTTTAGGAAACATACCAAGTACCTTGACGCGAAACAAATCGTTAGGTCGGTATAGCTTACCTTCCCAATTGAAATCGCCTTCACCTTCGTTGAAGTCCGCTTGCTGGATAGGTGAGCACCAATTTATCACTTTGTCCTTAACCCATTCATAATCCACTTGACCGGGTATTACAATTTGCTTCTTTACTACATTTTCTGCATTTAGAGAGCTAAGTCTGAATTTTGCAAAACGTTCAGACTTCATAGAACGAGCCGCATAACCGGTAGTGATATTAGGATTGAATACTATGAGCATCCGAGAATTTCCCTGCAAGTTACCTTCTATTGCATTATAAACAATTTCGGATATACCTGATGCCTCCGTGATAACAAACATGGTATTTGCCGCATGAAATCCAGACCATGATTCAGTTGCATTGTCATCCGCTTTAAATCCTGTCAAAAACCATTCTTCATAATCCGTTCTTATATCATCAGCAACCAATCTGCCCGGACAACAAAAAGGAAATTTTGTCCTTGCCGCACGAATCAACCTTCTGATTTCAGGAGTCATAATATTTTTTACCTGTCTCCCTGTTGGTGCTGTCATGGCCACCTTAGTATTTCCAACAAGTATACCTCTTTCATTAAATCTAGGCGTAAGATACATAAAACACAACGAAGCACAGGCTGCCACAAAATCTTTTCCACGAGAAGTTCCACTTGCGACAGCAGTCATAGGGTTATATTGAACAGACTCAATAATAGATTGCTGATCATGGTCTAATCTTGCACATAAGGCATCACGGACAAATTTATTCCAATCCTTCGACCAATACGCTATAATTTCACTTATGAGTTTCTTTCTTTCATCATTTGTTCCCATTCTTATATGAATTGGTTAATAATTTTAAAGCATCTACCCAATCATCATTAGTAGCATTTACCTCTTGTTTATCTTTCCATTCATTTGGTCTACGATTTTTTAACCAAAATATTTGTGCTGTTGTATCTCCCGCAATATGTTTTTTCGTTTTTTTCACCACAGTCGTTTGACCAGATCCATCCTCTCCTATTTTCACCTCAGTTGTAGTTTCCTCGATATCATAGCCAATGGCTCTTTTATATAGAGCACTCTCTACTTTCATGTCAGCTTCTTCCTTACCTTCTCTCAATAAGTCTACAACTTCAGGATGCTTTTTTAATATACTTTTAAATGTCGTAAGTCCTATTCCAAGACGTACACATAAACCTTTGTTATCAGCTCCATTCCTACAGTCTGCTATAATAATATCCTCTTTACCTTTTATATATTTATCATAAAGGGACATTCCTAATTTGGGTCTACCTCTACCTGCCATATTACACCTCCTTGTCTTTTATTTCTTGCAAATAAGCTTTGCAGATATCAACCATACGAGCAAAAGCAACAGTATTGCTCTTTATATTAAACTTCTTCTTTACTTCTGTAGCTACCTTTATAAATTCTTCATAAGAACCTACAACTATCGAACTATTTGCAGATATTTTCTGTTTTTCAAGTTCAGATAGAACAGCTTTGACATCATTACTCCTACTTTCTGTAAACAAGAACTTCATTTCCGTAAGCTCTATATCCCCATCATTAATAGAAACGGTAGGGATCTTATCTGTATCAATAAATTGAATACCGTTAAGACCAGAGAACTCTCTTGCTTCAATAGTGCGCATCTCACTATAAATTTCCTTAAGCATTTGGGCATCATCTTTTCCTACTAAAGCATTATGACTAAGCACATAGGCAATCTGTTTGTCTTTATCAACCTCTTCAATATACAAGATTAGAATATATTCCAGTTTAGCTTTAATAGCAGCTTTTAAACGATGATTTCCCGACAAAATAAGATATTTCCCATCATCTCGTTTCATCGCGAATGGAAGCTGAGATAAAAAACCGTCTTCAGCCACATTTGCAGTTAGTCTATCCAGTGTGGATTTTTCCATATAGTGAGCATTCTTCTCCAATGGAACGCAATCATCTATGGGGCTTACATATGCTAACTTATACGGAGCAATCAATTTGTTTACATCCCCCAATTTCTCTTGAATAAGATGAACATCTTTCACTTCTTGTATTTTTTCAACCATAATTTATATAAATCTTTTAATGAATCATCTAAAAAATTAGCAGAATACATTAGTTTGCCTTCATCTCTCCTGTCAAGATTGAATACACTGCGGTATTTCATACTTACTGGTGAAGATGTATACACAGTTGTCTTAATCCCTTCATAATAGTGACCCATTTTTCTTGCAATGAGCATCCTCACATCGTGGGACTTAGTAAGCATAATCAGTAATTTACTAAGCCTCTGTGTATTTGAGTTTACAACAAAATCACTCTGCATAAATATCTTTTCAAGTGTAGATAACTGTTTGCTGAAAGAAGTAAATCCAAACGCTTTACCGTCAGCCATAAATACCATACCTAAATCTCCACCAGTTGTATAATTAACCTTGTTTGCCATGTAAAACGCTTTATAATAATTCACATCACTAACTGAACATAATTTTACAGATAGTGTAGTAATATCTGTAAATTCATAATCTATAGGTAAAATGTGAATACATGATGGATTTACATTTTTATCGCGTTCGATGTAATAATTCTTGTTTTGATTTACGCTAGAGTAAGTGTATATAGGATTCTTGCCTAGCCCCAAGTTTATTTTGCCAACAAGGAAGTTGTCTATCTCCTTGAAATATCTATCAGAATAGATGATGTTTTCATCATTCTCAAGAAGAGTCTTGAATATACTTCCGCCCTCTTTTGGATCAAAGACGTTATAAGTAGCGTGCATATAATTAAAGCTTTCTTCGACATAGCTAAACATCTTCTCATACCCTCCTTTATACGTAGGAGGAAAGCTTATACCAACACCTTTACCTTTTTTACTTTTTAGGAAGTCAAAAAAATCACCATAGAAGAAACTTTTAATATTAAAATTAAGTGCGCCTTTTTCAATCTTAGATATAGTATTATGATAATAAACTTTTGATTGCTCAATAAAAGCGTTAAACATTTCTTCTTGGTAATCGTTTTTCCTTTGGTGAAAGTTTGATACTCTCATTGCAAACATTACTTGAATAAGTTTTTTGTATTTAGTGTCATCCCATGTGTCAAAAACCATACGTAATTCAGGATTCACAACTTCAATATCAGTATTTGTATCAAGTAATAGATCAGAAATTAGTTTGGAATATAAACTTACATCATTAGAATGTACTGTGTATCCCATAGCTGACATGATTTTATCGGTGGTGTAGTTTCCTGAACATCCGATAAAAACATCTTTGCCTTTTACTCCTTTCATCAAATCCTGAAGGAGCAGTTTAACTTCCGGTGGTGTCGTTCCTGTAAACATATCTTTGGGGTGTATATAACTTCATATACATTTTGCGTTAAGCCTGCTGAAATACGCTCAGCAGGTACTTAACACAAAATTCAATCATCTATAAGCCACTCACAAGAACACTTATGCAATCTATTCAGCTTCTTTACAGTCGTGTCAGATGGCAATTCCCATCACCCCGTAAACTGCACAAGCTTTTATGTTCTTGCTTCTGCTTATCGCTACTATAAGGGTTGAGCGGAAACAGGGAATCGAACCCCACTCTTTGGCTGGAATACCAACGCTCTACCGATGAGCTATTTCCGCAAATGCCTATGCTGTCAAACCACCGCTTGCTTGGCAAATTTGACAGCACCCCATCAAACGCTATTGACGGGTGGCTAATAATTCGGGATTGTCATAAATATTACCTGCATATCTAATTCCGAACATATCTATCATTTGTCCTATTGGTTTGTTCCCAAGATTTTGAGACAGAACTTCTAATAGCACAAAAGAACCGATTTTATCACTATACACTACCTCACATAATACGCCAGCACATTCAACTAAATCATGCTCATATATTTCTTTCCCGCTCTTGTCACATAATCCGGTGAACTGTCCAAGAGTATTTTCGTCTATTTTTTCAACGTCATTATCGTGCAACCAGGTTCCATCTCCATCTTGAATAAGCGTATAAGAATTTCTTATCCATCCCTTACCATCAATGCGCTTCCCTCTAAACTTAATCCTTCTCATACTCAAAATAAACTTTCTTGTTCGTATTTAGGTTCCTTTTTCTCAACTACTCCGAACTCTGTTATTTCAATGCCAGTCTTTTCAGTAAGCCACTTTGCCAAAATATGACGATGGCAAAAATCACCCGGTTTTTCGTAACAGCAGAGAGCGACATCTTTGCCTTCACTTAACGATTCGATTTGTTCGATTACCTTATTAGCATCTTGACTCGCAAGAATCCTGTCGTAAAGCTTAAGATACTCATCATGAGAACAAGGTCCACTTACCATATAGCGGGTAGGACAAACGTTCAACATTTGAGGAACGTTAACCATAAATCTAGGCTTACCAATGGCTACGCAAATAATTTTAATTCCAGCTTCTTTCAATTTTCGGCTATTTCCGAAATAACTTGTGTAAATTTTCATTGCTCTTTTTTTTATTTTTATGGTGTAAAGATATAAAATATGGCGTAAAAAACGTCACTTTTAGTCATAAATTTATTTAATTTGATGATTTTATTGTCTCAACTTTGTAACATTTCATCATGTGATCTGTTTCGCACCCCATATTGAAGATGTTACCGAGATAGTACTTTTGAGCTTCTTGCTCTGATAGGTTAATAGGAGTAACAAACCAGTCTTTATTACCTTGTTCGTCTTTTAAATACATTTTTACAGTTGTTTTCATTGCTCTATATTTTATCCGTTATACGCTGCTGTTATCTTTTCTGCTTTCAATTCTTTGGTAAGCTCTCCATTCTTGTAGAAGAGTACAGCAACAACTCTCACCGTTTCTGACAAGAACCGACCACAATCATTGGTTAACTTCACTTTTAGCTTGCTTGCCTTGGCTAAACTTTTTGTACGCTTCTTTATTGTGTTTTTGAATCCGAAAACATAATCTTCGGTATCAATCTCAAATGAATATGTAGTGGAATACATCACTCTTTGAAGCTCTTTTGTTAGTTCTGTTACTTTGCTCATTTGCTCTCTTCTATTATTAGTCGTTATTATTTCCAAGAAGTTCTTGTAAAGCAGACTTATATCCGTCCAACGCCTGTTGTGTATATCCCAATCTGATTTTTTTATCTGCTGAAAGAGAGTCGTTGTTCAATCCTTTTTCAATAGCTTCAATGTTTGCTTTGTAGTATCTGATAAGTTCTTCTGTTTTCATTGCTCTTGACTTTTACTTGTTATTAATAGGTGTTATTTTGATATTGTAAAGATACAAATAATATATTGAATATCAGTATTTTACATCTTAAATATCGCAAGCTTAAACTTTGTTTAACTTTCTATATTTCAACGTGTTACCAAATTTTTCAACGGTGGTGTCGCTCCGCTTGTTGTCCTCCACGCCAGGATAGTAAGTTATGATAGTCTTCCCAAAAGATCGTTATATGTGAAAGTTCCTGTTAAACGTCCTACCTCATCAGAATGGCGTAACACGACACGCCACGGGTATACGACTTTACTATTCATATCCATTTCGGGATATAGTTCTTTATCTCCTGAAAACTCCATCATTTTCACATGATAATTATCAAAAAAATGCTGAGCCTGTCTGTCGGTTGCTTTTAATGTTATTTTACTTTCCATATTCTTTCGTTTTGTGCAATTGCTCGCGGTTAATACTTATTTCCCTTGTAATCCTGTGTGGTAGCCATCAAGCCATATTAATAACTCTTTCGGGGTGTAATAGCCGCTTATACGCTTGTTCGGGTAACGTGTCGTTATTTCTCCGTTGTCGCCATCCGCCAATATTATAGCGTATGTATGTTTCGGCAAACTCGATGGATTGAGGGAGAAACCATTTGCCCTGCAATATGATTGTAATTGCCTTAACGCTCCTTTCTGTGTTAGATTCATATTCTTATGGTGCTGATTTCAACATATATTTTGATAAAAGGATGGATTTGCTTTTCTCTATTTCGCTATCGGTATCAATTCCGAGTTGCCGGTAGAATGAAGAATTACCAGAAAGACTTTCACTTGCTATTTTCAGGGTTCTCTGTTCTTCCTTGGTAAACCCCATACGAAAGGTAGAGAAGATTGTTAGTGCGGCTTTAAAATCACCGCACTGGAGTAATGAGATTGCTTTATTCGTTTTCGTTTCCATATTCTATTCATTTTAACAATTCTAGATTATCAAACGTGTTTCCAAGCACATCAATACTATCGGCATCCAAATCAAACTGGAGAAGAGGAATAGTAAAGTACGGACACTCTTTCAATTCTTGATTTATCGGATATTCTGCTTTATACAAACGCAATCCGAAGCAAGCGAAGTTGTCCATGTAAACAACTTCTCCTTCACAGATGCAATCTTGATCGGGGATGGTTGTTCCTTTATTGGTAATGTGTTCGTACTTGTAGATGATAGAAATGTAATCATGCTCATACACTTCTTTGTCATTCTTATCATACAGGCAGACAAACCTTCCTACGGTGTCAGGATTAACTTCATATTCGACAAACTTCCTTTTACCACTCTGCCGTAAATCTCCAAATACCCAGTTGCCGGTATTAAGGCTCTTTCCTCTAAACTTAATCGTTTGCATTGTTGCATCCTTTCTTCAATTCTGCAATAAGGATATTTGCACGCTCAACTGCGATATTTGCACGCTCCTTAGCCGTTATTTCACTGTCTCCATAATTACGGGAATATATATCTTTAGCTATTTCGTACCTTCGCTGCTCCCAATCAATACAATCGGACTTTTCCTGCATTATTTCAAGCTCGTCACAATCATATACATCTTCTGAATCAGATACGTTCACATACCCTTTCGCTATAATTTCATTGCCTAATCTTACGTTCAAGTGACGTACTTCTATTATTTCTCCTGTTTCCTTTATCTTTGCTTTCATGCTGTATAATTTATGATTTGACCACTAAAACTACATATAATATCATCGTATTCATTGACAGGTATTAATTCATCTATTTCTTCAAAATCTTTATGTAACTCTTCAGAAAGATTGGTTATAATATTAACGTAAATGCCCTTTGCTTTATCACGAACAGCTTCATCGTAGTCATCTTCGTTCATCCATTCTTCTTGGTAAACGAAACATGGTTTAAAGCGTTTCTTGATTTCATCTATCAAATAGCAGTTCAGGAGTATTTCGGCTTCTGCTTTTTCAATGGAGGATTGGAAACTTATTCCGTCATACTCAACGCCATGTTTGCGTTGGTAGCTACTTATGCCGTCATGTCCTGCCTCCATTGCATTGAATATATCTCCCTTTTGGTAATTTTTATCACCTCTGATTTTTACAGTATTGATGTATTTTGAGCCTTGCACATCGAAATACTCGAGAATCCGGCCACTTTCACCAACAAACCTTTCTTCTAATATCAACTGTATCATAATCAATAATTTTCATCGATTTTCTTTTCTACCTGTTTCACAAACCTGTCTATCATATTCTTCAGCTCATGTTCCAAATCACCTTTGTCAAGATACGAGCAGAAGGTTTTCGCATTATTTAATGATTGCAGGATATTGCTAACCGCATACGCCTGTTTTTCGGTAAGGCTTAATAACGATATGTTCATCCTAGTTCTCCCCACAACTTTTTAGCCAGTTCGTAATTCTTTTGTGCTTCATTAACTGCTTTCTTGGCATAAGTAAGGGTATACGCATGTTCACGTGGGTATTTGCTGGACTTTACACCTTCATGGTATTCTTTCGCTTGTTCCAACTTGTGTTCGTAGAAGTCAATGCTTTCCGGCATAGACAAATTGATCGTGTTGGCACGCTTCTCCCAATATTGGGCCACTCTTTCATGTTCGGAAGCCTTATCACTGAACTCAACGCTTTTACCCATGTTGTTCCATGCATCATCTATTGCTTTTCTATGCCTTCTTTCGCTATGATGTCCGACCTTGATAGGTTCTCCAAGTGAAAGGAAATCTCTATCCTTATTCGATTTATCAAAGTATTGCTTGCTTTTACGTTCAGACGATGCGGCCATTCATGTCTGCGTTCTGCCCTTTGTTTCGCCCATTCCTGAACATTAAAACCGTCAGCCCTTACTATAGAGTAATAGTAAAAACCGTCTTTCTCGAAAATCAGATTGAAAACTATGCTTTCGTTTTCTTTGCCATACTTGGTGGTAACTAGAATTTCTTCACCTCTTTCGTACTTTTCTTCGCACTTTGCCAAAAATACGTTTGGCACAAATTTGTAGTATGTGTTCATTGCTCTTATGTATTAAATTGCTAACTTTAATATTTCTATATCTCGAATAAGTCTATTGGCTCTCTGCCTTTCATTACTTGCAAAGTCTTCATTACAGATACTTTCGTAGAATGCCGCATTTTCTTCTGCTTCTTTTAACGACATCTCTTTGCGTTCTATCAAAGACTTTATTGTATCAATATCATTGCTATTAATAATTTCTTCTAAAGCTGTCTTCTTTGTTAATTCGATTGTTGCTTTCATTGCTCTTGTCTTTTAATTGTTAGTAATATTGGTTTCTTTTAAGTATTGTAAAGATACTCATTATCAATGAATTAGCCAAATATTTACACAATTATTTTAGTCGTAAAATACTCATAACCAAAGATTTAACTTTTAGAGTAAAACAGCAAACATAATACAGATGATGCATCGGAAATGGTTACTTTGTATAGCTCAACCATTTCCCTTTTTTAATTTATCTAAAAACTTGCTATCCCCTAAGTAATCAGCACTGATAGCCTTCTTGCTTTCGATAATCTGCTCTAAAAGTATTATACCTTCCTTTCTTATTTCTTCGGTTTCATTATAACCGCAAGCGTTGTCAACCATTATCTCTATGTTTGATTTGGGTTTAGAAAGTTGTTCACAGAGAATTTTCAACCGCCAGTAACAGAAATCAATTGTGGATATGTGTTCTAACTTGTTCATAATTCTATATGTAAATGATAAGTATTAATAATGGCAAACAAATAAATAGCCACAGTGATGATGCTGTCTATACATACAGCCCAACTGCCAAGGCTTTGAAATCTTGATAGGGATAGAACCATAACCGCCAAAAAACAAACCCATTGGCTTGTCATTAGTCCTGCCATTAATGTTATCCATCCAAAAATATCCAGAACACTCATTAGAAGAAGCATAGGATGCTCTTTTAAATATGCCTTTATCTTTTCCTTGGGAAGATATCTATATTTGTATGTGCGGGAATATACTCTCTTACAGTTTAAGGCTTTCATAATTTCATAGAAAGCAAGAAATCCCACCAATAAGTAAAATATGTGCTTCATTGCTTACTTCCTTTCAACAATTCCGGGTTATCAAACACATTACCAATCACTTCGCATCTATCGCTGACATACCACAATGGGGTAAAGCCACATGCCTTGTTCTTGTAGCAGAACATTCCTTTATGAAATAGTACTTCAACTGTAAATTGGCAGGAACTTTCGCTTTCATGAATCAGTATTAGATCATGTTCGAAGATGCTATTACCGTTCTTATCGGTTATTTCGCTGAACTGACAGACTGTTTCAGGAAGAACTACACAAGTTGTCTTTTTTGGAATAGGTTCAGCATCTTCAACGAGTGTAATAGTTGGGTAGTATATTGGATATGTTGTCAAAGATCCTTCTATCCACTGTCTTGTTTCAAATTCTTTCCCTCTGAATTTTATTTCACGTTTCATAATCAATATCTTTTTCCGTTCAACATAGGTCTTAATTCATTGTATCTCATCTTCTGTTCGATATGCCAAAGCAAATCTATGTCAAGATGTTTGGCTAGTGCAAAGATTGAAAATATCATATAATTTACAACCGTAGAAAAATAATTGTAATCTACAATTGGTTTGGTAAATATGGCATATATCGCTTCCGTGAAACTCAATTTGCTGTACATACAGGCAATATCATCCATATATTCAGAGTCAATATCTTCGCTGGCAGGTTCAAGACTTATCCCTCGAAGTCCTGCAATGTCAAGCAGGCGGATGACCGCATCACTCAATTCATCAGGAAGTGAATCTTTTATATGCTTTTCAAAGGAGCACTTAAATCGCTTTTCTTCTCCCACTAATGCAGGATAACGATTGTATTTCATTTCAAAACGCGATTTGCATTTCTTTCCTAATTTACCTTTTCGGTTCGCTTCCACAGCTTCCATAAGCTCGGAAATGACAAGGCAAAGGCAGTGTTCATTACTCAGATCCTTATCATGGAAACCGTGCTCGCAAGCGGTCTTATAAGCTCGATCCCGTAGTTCGTTCAAATTCATAATCTACTATTGTTTATCTGTTAATACTGAATGTTTCTTGTCGTAATTCCTCATACGTGGGCATTTCCCGTCACATTGCATGTTAACATGCACATTGTTTGCCACGCCCAATATGAACGACTTCTTGTAGCACTGCCCGCTGTACGGACTGTAATGCTTGCATGTTGTTGCTGTTTTTGATTTGAAATTCATTGTTATTCTATTTTAATTGTTACATTTGTCCTATGGAATCAAAAGAATATTATCAGTCATTTATTTCCGTAATTAACTATGTGGCAGATGGTCACAGGGTGATTACTTTGGAAAAAGGAGAGGAATTGGCAGGAAACTACTGGCCTCGCATCTATCTTGCCCTTAAAGAAAACAAAATAGGAGTAGGAATGTCAGGAGGTCAGTTTGACATAACCCAAGCACAATACCTGAACCCGATTTACGAGGACTGCATCCACGCACTTGAAGAAATAGAAAAACGTGAGGCTGACCGTAGTCTTGACCGTGCTTCCAAATATGCGGGCATCAAGTATGCACGTTTTGCATTTTGGATATCGGTATCTGCTCTTTTGGTTTCCTTGGCTTCCCTTGTGTGGCAAATCATCGGGTAGCTATCAGTATTGAGAATACTGATAGTATGATAGCCACAAGGGAAATGACGTATGCAAGGTCTGCCAATTGGCGTTCGTTCAATTTATTAAAGTTAGGCAATTTCATTGTCTTATTGATTTAGAAGTTCAAATTCATAAACAAACATGAAAGGGTTACTTTCCCATATACATTTGCCTAATAATTTGTATATGAGAGCGACAAAGGCTTGTTTTGCATTAGGATACTTATACTTTCCAGAGTCATCAAAACTATATGTAAAACCCATGCAATCGGTATGCGGTGAATCAAATCCTAAAAAATATTTTCCTATACCCTCTTTCATACAACTTTCATCATCTATATCTTGGAGTCGTTCAATCTTGATTCCGGTAATTTCAATGTGGTGGGGCATTAGGTCGGCTTTTGTAAACATAGCATTACTCCATCCTTTTGTATGTGTCAATTTGTCTAATTCGTATTTGCCACAATACGCATAACTTAATATATCTTTGTACGGCTGGGATATTGCCACTACCTCACCAATATGCCATTTCGGTTTATTGGCGGTGGGGTTAATTTGGTCTAAACAAATACGCCTTGTTTGCGTTTTATGACGGTTCAAAACAGCATCTAATAACCCAAATTTACGATTAAATAATATTCTTTTCATCTGACCTTGTATTCTTTATGTTTCCTTACTGGTGTGGAGAGTGCTTTTTTGTAAGTCCATCCACACATTCTAACCCTTGTATTAACAGTACTTCTCTTAATTCCTATTTTATCACACCATTGTTGCAAATCTAATGTTGTTCCGTTAATGGTTATAAGAATGTTACATCGTTTATTGTCACTTTGCTCTTTTGGAGTAGCCCAACGACAATTAGAAGGCTCATAGTTACCATTGTGATTTATTCGGTCTATGGATAGTTCTTTTGAATATCCATTGTCCATAGACCAATTATAAAATGCAGTAAAATCTTTCTTCCATTGTTGGCACATTGATATACCACGACCGCCATATCTATCGTATGCAGGATTGCTTTTTGTATAGCATCTTGACTTCATCCCAGACCAAATACGATATAGCCTTGTATTTTTCAATCCATGCTTAATGTTTTTGCTCTCATTAATAAGACACCCACAAGATTTCGTATTACCTGTAGTTAAGGCATTAGAACGAACAACGCAATGAGTTCCACAATCGCAAATACAATCGTAATAATATTTCCTATCATTCCCTTTGTGATTGATTCCTATCACTGTTAATCTTCCAAATTTTGTTCCTTGTTGTATCATATTGTTTGAGTATTTTTCCCATTCAATACAGCTTGGGTTAATCCTAATTTATCGTTGAAAAATATCTTCTTCATAATCATATAAGTTTTAATGCTTCCTGTAATCCGGCTTCAAGTGCGTCTTTGTAAATATCCCATTCACCACCATCATTAGGTCCTTCATAAACAGAACTAGTTATATGAGTTCCATTATCAGCTTTAGATATTTCGTATCCATAGCCACAAGCACAGTTATATACGCATATATGAATGTTCTTGGTTTCACGAAGCCACTTCTGGGCGATGGATTGAGTAGGACAAGGATAAAATAATTTAGGTAAATCCTTACTAGTTCTAAATATGGTTTCCATCATTATACCCTTATGATTAATAATATCTTTGCAATACTCATTGAACCCTTTATCTTTCAGCAGTTTCGCTGTTTCTAATGTTACAAGTTCTTCGGTCATGGTTATTCTCCTTTTAGTTCATTAATTAAAACATCAGCACAAGCAATTGCAAACCGGGCAATGCCTTTAGGTATGTACTTCTCATAATTTTCTTCAGAACAAGCATAATGTGATTGATTGATGTCACTTAAAATCCCTTGCATTGCGGATTTAGCCAGTTCGTATCTACGCTGTTCCCAGTCAATAGCTGAAAAATCAAGTTCGCATTCCTTGAAAACCATGTTATCACATACATATAAATAATCTCTGCTATGTTGAGAGTTGATGTTTAATCGGGGAATTACATCTACCAAAACCCCTGTTGATTTTACTCTTGCTTTCATATTTAATTTTCTGATTTAATAATAGTACCAAATGAACGATACCTACGCCAAACCATATTTCCACGTTGAATACTAGTAAGCCAATCACAAGCCTTAAAAACTTGTCCTACATTATATAAAAATGGTCGTTTTTGTATTTTTCTTTTTATTCTTGCTTTCATTGTTCCATTGTTTATTTAATCGAAATACATTACTTTCTTACCTATACATACTTTGAACCTTGAAACAACTTCACTATATTGTGTAATACTATTGGGATTATATTTGTTAACAAAACATCCAGTACGTTTATGGTATCTGACACAAGCATTTTCAGGAGATTTAGCCAATATCTCTTTCTCATCGCTAAAACTAAAAAATAAATTATCTCTGTATGATACCTTATACCACTTCACTTGGTTTCTTATCTTTTTAAAATACTTTGCTTTCATCATTCCTCCTTTGTTTTAAAATATTCAATCAGTTCGTCTACAGTAGCCTTGTGAATTTTTCTACCGTATTCATTAAGATAATACTCAATAGTTTCATTACACACTTCATCACCACATTTAAACCATAAGTCACCATCAGTAAACCACTGGTTCTTATCTGTATCATCCCTCAATGCAGCTAAAGCCAGGAAAAGCTCCTCATTAGTTCCGCAATCAATACCATTACAGTCGTTGAGCGATTTTATATCATTAACCCAATTATCGCTACATTCGAGATTGTCGTATTCTATTGGGGAAAGCATTTTATATCCAACCTCTTCCAGCTTTTTTCTAAGTGCTTCGGTATTCTTTCTTATAAAACACGGTGTTGTGAATCCCATAATTATTCCTCCTTTCCAACTTTAACATATCCGTTTTCAATGCACCAGCACAGCATATCATAAGCTGCATCAATAGGCTCTTTACTTTCTGTAATATTTATCATAGACCTAGTATAAGGTTCTATATACAAGCATGTATAGCTATCTGCAAGTTTCTGGATGGTAAGCACTTGATTGCCGATGAAGCAAGGCAGCTTACCGAGAATATCCTGCAAGGTGTAAGTAGGAATTGATTCATACGACATAAACCCACAAGTTTGAAATTCCTTATGCAAGCTCAAAAACCATTTACCTTTTGATTTGTCATCAACACGGCTTCCATGCGACACTCTCGCCCAATACATACTTGCATCACTCGTATCTAACCCTAGTTCTTGCAAATGCTTCATTTGCTCGATTGACAATACTTTTTTCATTTCTTTTCCTCCTCTGTTTTAATCTCTGTTACTTTGCCACGACTGATAAAACACTGACCTATTCCCAAATCTAGTATGGCACAATAGGTATCATCTAAAATATTACAGCATTCCCGGGACAAGGAACATTCATTACAAAATCCTTCTGATGGTTCATGCAGCACTCCATCAATTATTATTCCATTCTTTATTTCCATACCGTTCATTCATTAGAAGTTACACCCAAGCACAATACTTTGCAAGAAACGCCTATATCGTCAAATTCCAGAGTTAAATACTCTGTATCATAAGGGTAAGGGTATCTGCAATTTTTCAATTCTTCATCCGTCAATTTGCGTCTAATACGCATCTCTATTTCGTAATCATCGGAAAGATTCTCAATTATTTTTCTAAGTTGTCCTACGTTCTTTATTTCCATATTGTCTAATTAATTTAATTGATTGATTCGCTTTGTTGATTTGTTTACTCTGCCATAGTGTCTAACGCAAATAGCATTTGCCTTCATCGAGCGTCCTAATCCGTATAAATACTCCATGCGTACATTTGTATGGATATTCTTCATTACCTTTTTCTTGTCTTAATTTCATATCTCAGTCTCCTTTCTGTTTAATCCGTTCAAGTACATCCCTGTTGGCTTCTAATATTTCATCGAAAGACGGGATGGGCATATAAGCGACAACATTATAAGTATATCCAGTTCCATATATGAGCCAAGATTTATTATTCTTATTATATTGAGCTACGTATATCACTCTATTGTCAAGAACGACTAAATATTCTTTGTTTTCTTCCGGCAACCGTTCCTTAACACTTATCCAAGGGGATTGCTTTGACTGCCATTCGGCTCCGGCAATAAAAGCTCTTTCCGTAACATCGAATACTGCATCACGAGAACCTGCATCATAATTGTCCTCTTCAAAATTCACTTCAAAATCCGTTGATTCTAATATTTTATGAAGATAGGCACTTGCCTCTTCTTCTACTGTCTGTTTCATATCCTATTCTTTAAAGTTTCTCATGTATTCGCAATCCTCATCACATACACCTTTCTTTGCACAGTGAGGGATATTAGTTCCCCGCTCATATTCAAAATTATAACATAGATTTCTGTATTCTTTCCTTCTTTCCATAGGACCAAGTGTTCTTGCTGAACTCCATGATTCATAGTCATTGCTAGATGCCTTTTTAAGAACGCATCCATCATCGTTATATAGCTTTCTAACTTCATTCATAATCTGTTCCGTTTTGAGGATTATCCATTAAACTTAAACTCATCCATATATCCCATTTCTTTCAAGCGGATATTAAACTCTTCAACCGAATCATTATTAGGAATGAATTGTTCAAGAACATCGTTAAAAGGGTGCAGATCGTTTTTTAAAATATCATTAGCCTCTTCTTCTCCACGTTTCTTTCCTAATCGGTCTTTGCATACTTCTATGTAATCATCTTTTGTCATATTGTAGTGCGTGACTGTATCAACAATTGTACTAAACCTACAATATAAGCCGTTTGGCTGTTGGGCTATAAATGATCCCATAATTACCTCCTTCTAATTTTTTATTTATCCACGGTTGATTTTACAATAATCTTATTATCGGATGATGGCATTACAACCACATTCCCAGCATCTGTGCTAATTTTTAAGATAGGATTAGAATTTGCGTCAATACTGGCTACTATAATCATATCTCCAAAAACATATCTTTTATCTTGTTCTAATTCATTCATTTCTTCATCGTTATTAGTTAATCTTCTTTATTACATAGGCAATCGTCACAGCTTTCGCATAGATTACCACATACATCGCAATGCGTGCCTGAATAGAATAAATCAAACAGCTCACCACATCTATCACACTTCTCTATTGTATCAGGAAATATAGGTAAATGTTCTTGTAAATAGTATATCACGGAGAAAGCCTGCTGACTATTGAGTTTAGGCATTTCCCTTACAGATATTGCATCTGGGCATTCTCCCTGTAAAAACATGAAAAATTCATTGAGCAATTCTAAAGATGATTTACCCTTTATATTACCCTGTTGACGTTGAAATTTGATTCTACTCATTTCTATTCGGTTATTCGTTAATTGGCAATTTCATAAAGCACATCCATATTGTCTTGCTCTGTCTTCCAGTAGTATGTCCGAAAAGAGGTTTGAACGGGATAACAGACAAAACTTCCGCAGCTTTTATCTCACTCTCGTTCCATTTGAATATAAGCGTGCCGTTAGGTTTCAAGACGCGCATACACTCAGTAAATCCATCGTGTATGAGTAACTGCCAGTCTTTCGGCAGTTTCCCGTACTTCTTAGCCATCCATGAGGTTGTACCAAGTGTTTTCAGGTGCGGTGGGTCGAATACCACCATGTAGAAAGAATTGTCCTCAAACGGCAAGTGGGTGAAATCGGCTATTATATCCGGTTTTATCTCTATGGTCCTGATTTTATCTCTATCCTTGGCTGTTACTATCTCCGATCTCTTATCAACGAATAAGGCAAGAGGATTATGTTTGTCAAACCAAAACATTCTACTGCCACAACAGGCATCTAATATGATTTTTGTTTCACTCATTTTTTTATTGTTATACGCCAAATAGGCTTGTTTGTATTAAAGTTCCTTTCTCTGTTTTTATTTCTCCATAACACTCACGTCGAAACCGATCCTCCTGTGCTTCAAAATAATCTTTATCTATTTCGGTTGCATAAAAATCGAAACCCAATTTGTATGCGGCTATGCGATTACTCCCACTTCCTAAGTGAGAGTCAAAAATCTTATTTCCTGATTTTGCATAATTTTTCAAAATCCAAGCATAGAGAGATATTGGTTTTTGCGTGGGATGAATCTTATCATCCGTCCTATTATCATACTTAAAAATTTTAGCAGGTGAATTGAAAGAAGTCCACGCTATTTCAATTTGAGAGAAATTAGGCCAAGGTTGCATTTTATCCCAACATATTATACAACGTGTTGGTGGTAAATTGAAGTAATTCCCACCCCATATTATCTGATTTTTACTTACACGAAACAATTCCTCAAAATATTCTTTTGAAGGACGTGTATCCCACCGTTGAATATTTCCACTGTTTAAGCATCGATTTTTTAATTTCCCTCTTCCGTGTGTGCTTTTTTTATCGAGCCCATATGGAGGATCAACTATCGCTAAATCAAAAAACTTATCTGAAATACTTTTCATGTATTCCATACAGTCCATATTATATGTTTTGCTTATTGGCATGTTAACTCCTTTCCAATTCTAATTGTATTATCAGCCAACTGTTAATCAACTTCCACTAACTCACCGTTTTCTAGTCTATACCATGTGTCGGCCTTTACAATCTCTCCATCAACTAATACAGCCTTCCAATCGACAATATCATACGTATCTTCCCCTTCTTCAGCTATGACCAAAATTGCACCTATTCCGCCCTTTACCCGAACATTGTTGCCTCTTGCCACTGACAGACCATTTGATCCGGTTGAAGCCTTTCCTCTTGCCGTGGCAGCACCACCATCACCAGCCGTGGCAGCACCTCTATAACCAGCCGTG